GAAAAGTGGACTAACACAGATTATGTAGATATAGATGTAGGTGAACGTGGTGACGTTATTACTGCGTTAGTTCCTCTTGCTGATCGTTTGCTCATATTTAAGAACAATAGTGTTCATGCTATGTATGGGTTTGATTCTGATTCTTTCCAACTAACTGCGCTATCTAGAGATGTAGGTTCGATAGCGTTGTCATCCCCTGTATCAACACCATATGGTGTGTTCTTTTGGCATGATCGTGCAGGTGTATATCTGTACAATGGCGAAAGTTTTACCAATGTGTTTGAGAAGCTAAGACCTGCTATAGATAATGGCAGGATTAGCTTTACTACTCCACCACAACTAGCTTGGTTTGAGAATCGTTTATATCTTTCGCTTGACATGTTGGAATACTACAAGTCAGGCACTCAAGTAACGAAACGTCATGTTATGGTTTTTGATCCTACTATGAAGTCTTGGACTTTAACTGATATTGATGCTACTACGTTGCATGTACATGCTCCTCCAGGTGGAGAGCCTATTTTGTTGGGAGCTTGCAAGACGACTGCTAACGCAGGTCGTGTTATTAAACTTGAACAATCTAATCCTACTGATGCCTATGATGGCTCTAATGCTACTCATGTAGACTCTCATTTTACTACTCCTTGGCTTTCAGGTAAGAATCCTGTAACTAAAAAACGTTGGGGGAGACCTCAGGTTATTATGGATGCTGCGTCTACTTTGACTATGGCTGTAGAAGTCTACACAGACTATGACAAGGCTTCTTCTCGCAAGACAGTAGATATTAATATACTTGGTCGAGAGTCTTCTTCTGTGTGGGATACTGCAACGTGGGCTTATGAGGATGAAAGCGGTGACTCTAATAAAGGTATTTGGGGTGCTGAGTCAGCTAACAAGATAACTGATGTCGTTCGTGTGCAGAGTCTTGGTAGTGCCAAGTCTGTTGCGTTAAAGATTAATGGTCCAACTGAATCTAGTAGTTGGGAAATTAATGGAATTATGTTTACCTATAAACCAAGGAGATTACGATAATGGCTCTTTCAGTCAATGATTTTACAGCAGGAACGGTTATTACTGCTTCTGCAATGAATGCTAACTTTGCAACTATTGAAAACTATGTGAATACTTCACCTGGTTTGGCTACGCTTACTGGTGCTACATTTAGTGGTTTGGTAACTGCTAATGGTGGCATTACTGCAACTGGTACAACAGGGGTGGCAACGTTTACTGCTTCAGGAACTGCCACTATTGGCGGTGTTGTAGATATTACAGATACTACTGATTCTTCTGACGCTACTGGTGACACTGGCGCTTTGCGCTGTGAAGGTGGCGCTAGTATCGCTAAGAAGTTATACGTTGGTAGTGATTTAGATGTTAATGGCACAATCACGGTTGGAGTGGATGACACTGGTCATAATGTAAAATTCTTTGGTGCAGAAAGTGGAGCTTTCTTGTTATGGGATCAAGCAGAAGATGATCTTGAGTTATGGGGAAATGCAAAAATTAATTTAACTAATACAACAGCAGGATCATCAAACTTTCAAATCAACTTCAAAGAGGGCTATGACATTTATGCTGACAACACTGGAACAGGATCAGATAACACTCGTCTTTGGTTTAGTGGTCCAGTAGGAGGTACTTTCTATATAGGACCACGAGCTGGCGGAGCAGAACTTCATTCTATAGATTTGCGTGCAGATACTGTTAACGCTACTTCTGATTTAAGTGTAACTGGCGCTTTATCGAAAGGGTCAGGTTCGTTTGATATTCCTCACCCTACTAAAGGCGGTGATTGGCGTTTGCGTCATTCATTTATTGAAGGACCAAAAGCAGATAACATTTATAGGGGAACCGTTACTTTGGGTGAAGATTCAACATTGATAGATTTAGATGAAGTTTCAGACATGGTTGATGGGACTTGGGAAGCGTTAAATACAAATGCGTGGTCAATGGTAGCAAGTTCTGGTAATGAAATAACGTGGTCACTTTCTGGAAAAACTTTATCTGTTTCTGGTCCAAATGGTGCTGTTTGTAACTGGATGGTTATAGGAGAACGTAAAGATCAAGTAATAATAGATAGTTCAATTACAGATGATAATGGGAAAATGATTACAGAATATGAAAAACCTGTAGTTGTAATTGATGCGAGTTAAATATTAATGCCTAGAGATATCCAATACACCAAACTGCTAGGACCACAAGTTGAAATAACAATGACTAACGGTCCTGATTATGAAGGAACGTACTCAGCGTCTACAACGTATGCTGCTGGAGATGTTGTAGCCTACAATGGTTCTTCTTATGTTGCTAGACAAGCAACGACAGGTAACACACCTGGCGACACTTCGTATTGGCAAACATTAGCTTCTAAAGGCAATGATGGTCCATCTGGTCCTTCAGGGCCAGGTGGAAGTACTGGTCCTGCTGGACCCACTGGACCTGCTGGACCTAACGGTCCAAGTGGACCTACTGGACCTACAGGTCCACAGGGACCACAAGGAGATACTGGACCTACTGGTCCTACGGGAAGCACTGGACCCGCTGGACCAACTGGACCTGACGGTCCTGACGGTCCAGCAGGTCCCACTGGTCCTGCTGGTCCAACAGGTGGTACTGGTCCTACTGGACCTACTGGACCCACTGGACCAACAGGAACTGCTGGGAAAACAGTATTAAATGGTTCTGGAGATCCTTCTGGTCCTACAGGTTCAGATGGTGATTTCTACATTGATACTGGCGATAATGAAATCTTTGGTCCTAAATCAAGTGGTAGCTGGGGTTCTGGAACGTCTTTAGTTGGTCCTACAGGACCTAATGGACCAACTGGTCCGACAGGTCCGACAGGTCCAACAGGTCCTACTGGACCTAGTGGTACTGGTCCAACTGGTCCTACAGGACCTACTGGACCTAGCGGTTCTGCTGGTCCTACTGGTCCCGCTGGTCCTGACGGTCCTGACGGACCTAATGGTCCTACTGGTTCTACTGGTCCTGCTGGTCCTACTGGACCCGCAGGAGGCACTGGACCCACTGGTCCAACTGGACCAAATGGTCCTGATGGTCCCGATGGTCCTACTGGTTCTACTGGTCCTGCTGGTCCTACTGGACCCGCAGGAGGCACTGGTCCAACTGGTCCAACTGGTCCAACTGGTCCTTCTGGTACTGCTGCTGGTTCTGACACTCAAGTGCAGTTTAATAGTAGTAATGCTTTTGCTGGTTCTTCTAACATGGTGTTTGATGGAACTAATTTAGATGTTGCTGGTTTGAAGTTAGGTGGTACGGCTGTTACAGCTACTGCTGCTGAGTTAAACATTCTTGCTGGCGGTATAGGGGTCATTACAGACTTTGATCCATCATGGACAAACTTAACAGAAGGAAACGGATCGTATGATTACAAAGCCTTCTTGCAAATAAATAATTTAATTGTTGTTTCAGTAAGCTTTACTTTTGGTAGTACGAGCGCTATGAGCACTAACCCTAGTTTTACAGTGCCTGTAGCAGTAGCAGAAACAAACCAAATAGTAACTGGCGAAGGTTTAGCAGTTGAAGACGGTGGTAGCAATTACCCTTTACTAGTAAACATGACGAGTAGTGAACTAGTTATTTATGACCAAGCCGTTGTAAGTAACAAAGTCATACGTTCCGCTGTGACTAGTGGAAGCCCATTTACTTGGGGTACAGGTGACAAGATTCAAGTAACAGCGACTTACTTTACTGGCACGCCATCATGAGTAATGATATTTGTGAGTTTCCTAATAAACCTGAAGGAGCATAATGGAAGTAGCTACAGACGCAATACTGCAAGAAATACAGGCACGTTATCCACAGGAATTTCTTATTAGTGTGCAGGCGGTGCGTATAGCAGCGTTGTTAAATCACATGAAAGAGTGTGAATGCACGCATTGTAAAGAATTTACTGGGACAGAATAGGCTTTAAGTAGGAGGATACATGTCAGCAACAGGGTATGGGTTAGATACTTACCAAGATATAGCTTCTGCTTCTTTGGGGGGATTTGCAGGGAGCGTAGCGCCAACGTATCAACAGGCTGCATTAAATACGCAGAAAGGGTTGATGCAGAACGAGTATCAGCGTGATTTGATGCGTAGGAATAAAGCTCGAAACGATATTGATATGGGTCTTTCTGAGGAAAGAGCTTATAGGGCTTTACCTGGTCAGTTTAATAGGCGTGGAATGATAGACAGTGGGCAGTATCAGCGTGGTGGTCGTGAGCTAGCGAGTAACATTATGCGTGCTAGGAACAGGGCAGATGAAGATTTTATGCAGAACATGATGACGAGTAATCTACAAGATGCAATGTCTATTTCTGATTTAGAGGGTTTGCGTGGCAATTTGACTAGTAATCAGTATCAAGCGTTAGTTGCTTCTATGGTTAGAGGCGCTGGAGGTGCAGCATAATGCCACATGGTGGACCACATGATGATGATGCAACGTTTGAACAGTTAACGCCAACACCGCTAGAGTTAGCGCAGTTCAGACCTCATTTGCAACTTGAGCAACGTACTGAAGATAAGCGACTAGACAATCTTACTGGCGGAACTGCAATAAGTCCTGCTTATCAAGATGCGGAATACAATCGTTTCCTTAATCAATACAGTCAAATGGTTGATCCTTCTCAAGATCCTATATTTGGTAACTTTGGAGCAAACGCCGACCTCGTAGCTTCAACTCAATCCCCTGAAGAAATAGATTTTAATTTTGACAGTGACGACAGTGGTGGTGGCGCTGGCGGTGGTGGAATAGGTGCTGCCTATGAAAACTACTTCGCTAATCAAGAACAAGCTGTTCAAGATAAGTTTGATTCTATTACAGGTTACTTAGATGACCTTCAAATAAGTTCTGATCAAGGTTTCGCTGCTGACATAGATCGCATTACTAATATGTATGCTGATCGTACTGATGCTCGAAATGATCGTTTTGAAGAAGCACTGAAACGACCTGAGCTTAGACAGGGCGCTGCTGTAGAAACGTTAGCTGAGTTAGGTATTCAAGCTGATCCTAGTTTATTTGATCCTATTACTGGAGCTACGCAAGATATGTTGTTCTCTCAGCAAATGAGTGGTGCTGACATGTTGAACACGATGAGTTACATTACTGAAACCATTTATGACTTTGCTAAGAATCAGCAAGATTTATCTATTGCTGCTGGTATGGAAAATGCACAGCAGAATCTTATTTCTGATATGGCTGCTATTCAAATGGCTAGAGATGCTCAAGCTATTTCTACTGCTCAAGCTGCTCAAGCATCAGCAGCAGCGCAAGCTGAAAGCGATCAGTTAATGCAATCTTACATCATAATGGGCGCTGATATTGGTATGAGTCCTGCAGTGGCTATGGCGTATGGTGAGTTGGGAATGTTGGGTGATGCGTATAATACTTACACTGATCCTAATAATCCTACGATGACGACTGTGCTTGGTGGTCAGCAAGTTCCTGTTACAGTGGAACAGTATATTGCTGCTCAGAATCTTGGTTTGGATCAAGCTGAGCTTGCTGCTAGTCAAATGCCTGAAGGTTATGCACTAATGGTAGACGGTCAACCGACCATTATTCCTTTCAATCAACTACAAAGCGTATTGCAAGCCTTTGACCAATACGACATTGATTATGGTCCTGTTCCTTTGGGAGAGTAATGGCTATTCCATCGAGGCAAGAAGTAGCTGACAGCGTAAAACTGCAACAACCTGAAAAGCCACCTGTACGGAGGGCAAGTCGTCAAAAAGTATTAGACGACATCTTTAGCGGTGGACCTAATAAGAATTTACCATTTGTTGCACCAACTACTTACGAGTTACCTCAAGCTAATTTTGTTGTTGGACAGAGCATTCAAAAGCCTGGCGGTGGGGGTGGATTCTTTGGTCTACTCGGAGATGTCATCGACATCATAGATACGCCAAGAGCTATTGTCGTTTCAACTATTAAAGAAACAGGTGATTTGTTTAGTGGTAAAGGATTCAACTTTGGTGAATGGTATAACCAAGTAGACGACAACATTATGATGGGTGAAGTCTTGCGTGATTGGGGTGTAGACTTACCTGGCCCTTTGGACTTTGCATTGGGGCTAGGGCTTGATATAGCACTAGACCCATTAACGTATGCTTTTGGTTTAGGTGTAGCTGCTAGAGCTGCTAACCCTGCAAGGTACGCTGCTAAGTTAAGTTCTGCTGCTGATAAAGCTACAGACCCCAGTGTGAGGAAGTTACTTAGTGAGGCTGCTGGTCGTGTTGCTGCCAATAAGTCTATTGCTGCGGCAGGACCAGAAGCCTTAGAGATGGTAGGTCTTAAAGCAGGTTTAGGTTTTACATTGCCAGGTACAGGTTTATTAGGTCGAACAATTATTGAAAAGCCATTGCGTAAGATTGCTCCTAAACTCGGTGAAAGTTTGGATGCTCGCCGTGTAGCACAGCTACCTGGCGCTAAGATTCCTAAAAATTCTCCTAACCCTTGGTTATATGGTGATGAAGTTCTTGATTTAGCTGACGAAGCTGTGCGTAGGGATGTTGTTAATACAATGAAACTTATACGCCAAGGGAAGTCTCTTGAAGGGATAGCTGATCCTATTGTAGCTGCTGCAAGGCAAGCTAAACGTATGCCTGTTGAGGTAGTGCAGTTTGGCAAAACAGGTAGAGGTATTCAAGTTATTAATAGTGCAGCAGGGAAACTGCTAGGCGCTGCGGTAGCTACTAAGTATGGTGCTACAATAGCTAAGAACCTTAGTCCTGAGTATGACATAAATAAAGCGTTTCGTGAGTTAGGTAGACGAGCTGTAAAGGGTGATGCTGACGCTGCTCAGGAGTTACGAAGTTTAGGGAAGTTAACTGAGTTGCGTGACAGTTGGGCTATTAAGTCTGGTCGTTGGGGGCAGGAAACGTTAACTGAGTTAACTGGGCTTTCTGACAAAGCTCAGAAGTTAGGTGTTGACCTTGATGAATTGATGATGCGTGTTTCTGCTGAAGAAAAGTTTATTGGAGGGGGGATTGCTCCGCAAGCTAATCCCCTTATCTCAGACATAGACCCTCGTTATTACACTGACCCTGATATGTCTAGTTTGTATGATGATGCTAGAAACTTTTGGGATGGTTTAGGAACTAGGGCTAAAGGAGTTCTTGAAGACTTCCAAGTTATTCGTGATGAATTGTACGTTACAAGATACCTTGCTGATGACGTTTCTTCTGATTTGTTTAATGTAACTAATGACAGTTTTCAGGTGTTGCGTGGGACTGCTACTAAGGGCAGAAAGTATGTGACCCCTACTGCGTTTGTTCGAGAAGTGACTACAAATAGTCAAGGGCGAGTAAGTCAAGGAGCAGCAAGAAAACTAGCTAGAGAAAAAGGCATTACATTAGACGAAAATTTCTTCAACAAAGCTGATGAAGAGTGGATTCAAGAATTAGGAAGAAAGTTAGATGAAGAAGGAGTCAAACTTACAGGAACATCTACCGATGGTAGGAAGATAACTAATGTTTGGTTAGGGACTCCTTTGAAAAATCAGGGACAGGCAGGTAAGTCTGTTCAACAACAAATGAAAGACATTGGAGAGATAGTCTACGGAAGAGACTATGTTGATATATTTAGTGGTGATTTCTCAGGCGTTATTACTCGTTACATTAGTCAAGTGCAAGGTCAGTTAAGAGTTCAAGGTATTGTAAGTGACTTGCGTAAAGCAGGTATTTTCTTATCTGGTGATACTAGCAAAAAGCCAAATGCAAGTGCGTTGTTTGGTAAGTCAGTAGACGATGCAATAAGAGATTTAGATGATATTGCAAAAGATTTTAATCTTGATTATGGAACTAAAGAAGTCAATGGTAAAGATTTAATAGATATAGAGCTGAAGATTGGTTCTCACGCTAATCGAATGCTTCAGTTGGAAGAACAGCTTACTGCTGCTGGTCTTATCGCTAGAGGTGAAAGTATAGATAATATACTTACTTCTCCTCAATTAACTGGTGTTGCACGACAGCAGTTGATTGCTTATCAGAAAGCAAGCCTTGAGGTGGCTAGGCTACAAGGGTTATCGCAGAACATTAAAAGGGTTGTAGCTCAATTACAAATGGGCAACTATGAAGCTGTTAGGGATTTGTCTCCTGAAGCGTTTGCGTTGCTATCTCCTGCGAAAGCACAGTCAAAGAGAGCTACTCCTAATTTGAAGAACGCAATAAATGATCGTGATGCTGTGTTGAACACGATGGATGAGGCAGTTGAGTTTATCAACACTGTAGCCTCTAAATTAAATGACATGTACGAGTTGGGTAACGCTATTCGTAGAACAATGGCTGCGGTTGAAGACCCTAATTTAGCAAAGTTCTATGATGATTTGTTGAATGAGTTGGATGTAGCGCTTGCTGGAAACTTTGAAGATTTGCGTTTAATGAACAAAACGTATCTGAATAATGTGATGGATGATCCTACTGTGCGTACAGCGGATTTGTTAAATGATGCTGCTCGTGAGTATGAGAAGATGATGCAAGGTTTGATGGGGCCAGAGATTAGTAAGTTCTTGAATGACCTTAAACCTGGCAGTCTTAAAGGTAAAGCTGTTACGTTTACGCCTGCTGAAAAAGAATTGATGGCTATAGCGAAAGCGTCAGGTAGTCCTGAGTTCGTCAGATATGTTGAGCGCATATCTGAATATCGTAGGTTAGCTCAACAGTTGCATCCTGATAATCTTTATCAGTCACTAGTTAATGCTACTGATGATTTGGCTAGGGGTGCAGCGAGTGGTGAAGGCGCTGTGTTGAGAATGTCTGATCTATTAGAGATAGATGAGATAGCGTTTAAGATTGATGCTTTAGAAGTTGCGTTGTCAACAGGTGACAATGCACAACGAGCGATAGCGTTGAGAAGGTTACTTGAGTTACAGCGTCAACGTCAAGCAGCGTTGAATGTGGCGAGGGATGAGTTGGATGCTACTACGGATTTTATTCGTAGAACGTATGATGAGATAAATCGCAATACAGAAATCACTAGAGGACTTGAGGCTAGCAGAGATGAAATTAACTTTAACAATGTTAACCGTGACGCAACTCTTAATAATAAAAGACAGGAGCATCTTGGCAATCTTCAAATGGATATGGACTCAGGTATTCTTCCTAGGCAGTTGGGTGCTATGGGATTTGAAGAAGCTCTTGAACAAAACACAAAGAGGTTAGATGCGTTTAATGATATTGCTAGGAATCTAGTTAATGATACTCGTGCATTAAATGACTTAGCTGACGTAGCAGGGGATACGCTTAATGACTGGCTAGTAGGGTTCACAGGTGAATATATGGGAGGAACGAACAGTCCTTTGTCTCTAAGAACTCAAAGCGTTTTAGGAAATAACTTGCTTATTACTAATGTTACAGATGATGAGTATGTTCTGTTTTTTGCTGAGGCGTTTCAAAGTGCTGCTAGGCTACAAGACCCTGCTAAATTTAATAAATTTGGAAAAGCATATTTGAAGTTTCAAAACTGGTGGAAAGCTACTGCTGTATCAACACCAGGTTTCTTTATGCGTAACGGCTTTGGTGGCATGTGGATTAATAATCAGATAGCTGGCGTGCCTATGTACATGCACGCTCGTGTGAAACTGATACAACGTGAAGCTGCTAAGAGAGCGTCAAAGGAAGATGTTGTACGAGGCTTAGATGAACTCATTGAAGACGGCGGTTTCAATTTAGGTGCTAAAGGTAGAGCTGTTGGCGGTCCTACAAGAGTATCTAAAGAGGAGCTTCAAATTTTCAGAGAGTGGTATTCTGCTGGTATGGCGCAGAGTGGTCAGGTTTCTATGGAAGTTAGAAACATGATGGATTTGCCTACGGCACAGCGTGGTCGTTTCGTTGGTAGTAATAACCCTTTAAAGGCTGAGTTTAGATTGTATTCAGCGATTCGTAGCGTAAACCAAGACACTGAGTTTATTCTGCGTGGCGCTGTAGCGCATCACATGATGACTACAGGAAGCCCAATAGAGGATGCGTATAGAAGTGTTATGAAATATCACTTTGATTACTCTGACCTTACTAAAGCAGATCAATTTATTAAATTGGCATCTCCGTTTTGGGTTTGGCAGAAGAACATTATTCCTGTGTTGGTTTCTTCTATAGGTAAGAATCCAAAGGCTTGGAGTCGTTTGAATCAGGTTAAGGGTGAGCTTGAGTTGCAAAGTCCTGCTGATGGCATCATGCCTAACTGGTTCCATGAGAATATGGGTATTCGAATGCCATTTAAGATTGGTGGGAGTAGAGCCTACGTCATGCCTGATTTGCCGTTCAGGGATTTGAATAGGTACTTGAAAGAAATGGAGAATCCTGGTGATGTGAAGGGTCTAGCTAAGGGAACTCTTAGGGCTTTTGGTGAGTCTGCTATGCCTCCGTTTAAGGTTCCTATTGAGATGTGGGCAGGCAAACAAGTGTTTGCTGATATTCCTTTGACAGGTAGGTATCAGCAGTTGCCTGCTATATATGATTTCCCTATGGCACGAGAGGCTTTGGGCTTATTGGGATTAGCTGAGAAAGCTGACAATGGTAGGTGGGTGGCTAGGGATAGTTCTTTGTATGCAATGGATAGTTTCTTTCCTTTACTTGGAAGGGCTCGACGTTTGTTTCCTAATGAGGAAAGCAAACAAGAAGCTTTAATAACTACTTGGTTTAATACTATTGGTGGTACGGGTTTGAGAGCTAACACTCCGAGGCTACGAAGAAATGAAATATACAGAAGAAACCGTGTGTATGCAGACATGATACAAGAACGGAATGACAAGTTAAGAAGAGAAAGATGACGAAAACAATAATAAGTAGAAAAGGTTGGAATGCGACTCCTCCTCGTAATAAATTTACTTGGCTTAATAAGAAACGAGTCAAGGGTGTAGCCTTACATCATTCAGGAATGAAGAATCCTCCTAAAGGTATTAATGCTGTTCAAGCCTTTGAACGGCATCATATAGGGCATAATGGTTGGAACGCTATAGCGTACAACTGGCTAGTAGATGAGCAGGGAATAATCTACGAAGGGAGAGGAGCTGGCGTTGTATCGGCAGCGACACGACCTTGGAATACTAGAACAGAATCTATTTGCTACACAGGTAATGGTGATGCCTTGGTTTCTATGCTTGCATTAGAGTCTATACGCTGGTTAGTATCTGATATTCAAAGAAGATACGGTAATAAGTTATGGGTTAAAGGGCATCGTGATCTTGCTCCAACTGCTTGCCCTGGTGCGTTCTTACATAACTGGTTACAAGCGGGTATGCCTGTCACTGAGAGTAATCTTAACAACAGGGAACGAGAGAGCGCTAAGACGCATTTAGAGCGACTAGGAGCGTCTTTAGCTAGGAAGCCTTTGTCTAGACGGCGTAGAAGCCGTGGTGAAGCTGTACGAGCCGTTCAGGGGCGTTTGAAGGACATAGGGTTTGATCCTGGTCCTGTTGATGGCGTGTTTGGTAAACTCACACAGCGTGCTGTTCGTAGCTATCAACACAGGTACAGGGACTTTCTTATCGTAGATGGGATTGTAGGAGTCAATACATGGAGGATGCTGTTCTCATAATGGGACAGTTTACCTATAGATTAGGAGGCAATTATGCCAAAAGGTGAAGGTTACGGAAGCTTTGAGGATACGTTTGGTGGTCAAGATGATGGTCAACCGTATGATTCTTCTTCTAATATGAATAAAGCGGATATGGAACGTGCTGCTAAAGCTAACGCTGCTTATCTAAGATCAACTAAATTAGGGAATGCCGTTGAAGGTGGCAGACCCTTCGGAAAGTAGGAAAGAATGCCATCAGTAGATACAGCTTATCGTAGAGGTGGGTCCAGTCGAACCACGACAAAGAAAAAGTCAAGTGCGGTAGGCACTAAACAATCTGGTGCTCGTAAGAAAACCAGTGGGGTTTCTAAAACTAAAAAAATGAAAACAATTAAGAAATCAAAAATGACTGCTACTAAAAACAGAACTAGAACGGTTCCTAAGAGTGGTAAAGGCACTGGCGGTAAAGGCGGTTCTCCACAAGTTAGAGCGCCACGAGCGCCAAAGAGTAAAGGCAAACCAACCAGAACGGTTCCTAAGAGCGGTAAAGGTACTGGTGGAAAAGGTGGTTACCCACAAGTTAAAGCACGAGGGACAAGGGGTGGCTCACCTCAAGTTAAAGCCCAAGGCTACAAAGGTGGTTCCCCACAAGTTAAAGCTCAAGGCTATAAAGGTGGTTCTCCTCAAAGTGCAAGAGGTCAAGGTTCTAAGGGTGGTTATCCTAGAAGCAAACCTCAAGGTACTAAAGGTGGGTATCCACAAGTTAGAGCGCAAGGCTACAAAGGTGGCTCACCTCAAAATGCTAGACCTAAAACTGTTACTCGTAACGTGGCACATGGTGGCGTTTACAAAGGTAATCAACCTCGAATCATAGATAAAGATAAATTTATGAGAAATATTCGTAAAGCTGCTGCTGCTAAAGTTAGGCAAGGACCATCTAAAGGTCGTTCTACTTATAGGAGAGGTTAGTGCCTAAGAAACGTAAACCTAGAAAGCCTAGATACTAATGGCTATGTCTATTCAAGACTTGTTAGCTTCTATTTCTGGTGGTCAAGGTATGTCTCCTATTAGTCAGGGGTTTTCTCCTGCTACTAGGATGCCTCAAGGTAGGGGAAGAAGAAGGGATGCACGTTTAGGTACAGCACCAATGAACCCTATACCACGACTTCCTAGGGAAGCTCAGCCAATGCCTTTACCTAGTAGGCCAGGTAGTGGACCTACACCTGCTACACCTATGCCATCTAACCCTAATGAAACACCAACAATGGTTCCATTAGGTGGTGGAATCCAAAGTCGATCTTTTAGGATGGACCCTAATATGCAAGCAATTATTGAGGCTGCAGCACAAGGCAGACAAAGAGGAAATGCACCTCAAGCAAGAGCGCAACGTTTTATGCGCTCTGATCCAAGTCAAATGTTGGGCATGGTCCAACGGTAAGGAATTATTATGACAGAACAACGTGTACCTTTTAACTTCAAAGATTGGTGTGAACGAGCTTGTTGGACAGCCGTTCAATCTTTCTTAGCTGTATTCGTAGTCAGTGATTTATCTACTCTTCGTAGTGCTGTTATAGCTGGCGTTGCTGCTGGCGTATCTGCTGTTAAGTCTTTGGCGAAGGAACGTCTTAAAGGATAAACATGTCTCACAATAGCCAGTTCGAGCATGAGTGGGCTGAGTGGATGGCTATTGAAGGTCTTGATATAGAAGACGAGATACAGCAGGAAATTCAACTCAATCTAACTAGATTAGACATGTTAGACGGCACGCATGGTCAGTGGCATGAAGGCGAACTTGGTGTGCTTATAGTCTTTGGGGAAGCAGAGGCTAGAGGGATTGTTAAGAATTGGAAAGAGTCAGCTAAAGGCAATTTGATTTCTTTAACATCTATTCTGAATTGGATAGAAGGCTTCTCTTATTTCTTGCAGGATTGTATTAACACTAAGGATTTAGAATCCTAGTTTGTCTCTGACTACTTCGTGTTCAAGGAGTAGTCTACGCATCTTCTCTGCTAAGGCATCTCTGCGCCTTGCGAATGTAGTCTTTGGCATTCCTAATGATCTTGCTACGAAACGCATGGATAGCCCTACATCTACGAGCATGTTGTATATCCATTGCTCTTCGTCTGTTAGTTGATTGAACATGTCTTCTACTGCAATGCGTAGCTTCTCATGTTTCTCTTCGTGCAGTTCTGTAGACATGTCAGGTTCAAAGCCTGGCCTAGCGTGCATGAGAGCTTCTGCTTCTGTTTCAAAGTAGCGTTGGCTAAGTCCTTGTATTTGGCTTCTTGTTCGGACAGGTCGTAGCGATGGAAACTTTAATAGTTTCAAACGGTTAAAGAGTTCTTCTCCCTCTACCCCGTCAGTCACCATCCCACGGAAGGAGCTTAGAGCTTATTGAAAAGTATTTCTTTCCTTCCGCAAAGTTGCCTAGAGGCACATCGTTTTTATTAATGATATTCATTAGTTCTCTAAACTTTACTTGTGCAAAGTTTTGTCGTGTTGAAGACCACACCCACAAGTACAGTGGTGCTTCTAGACCATCCCACCATTGCATTGCCGCTATCTTTTCCATCTTTATTTTTAGTGGTGTCTTGCCCATACCCATAACTTCTACCAGTCTAGTTGGGTCTGCTTGCACATAGTCTGGTGTGTATCGTATAACGTGAGGTAGATAGTGGAACTTGGTCATTCCTTCTGGTCTGTTAAATCCAAACCTAGCCCATTGCGTGTTGTGCGCTTCAAATTGTGACTCTGCTTCATCTCCCATAGATAGGAAACGTTCTGCGTATGTTCCTTGATGAAAAGGTTTGTTCATTTTTTCTTCCCTACTAGACGGTGTATTTGTCTGTCATCATCATAGGCTAAACCGTTGAGTGCGTCTTCTATACCTTTGACATAATTAGAAATGTCGCCCCGTAAGGGCGACATTTCCGTTTCAAGAGGTGAAACCGTTACGGTAACCTTATTACTCCTTAACACAATGCTTAAGGAAACTGGTCCTTCGAACTTCGGACCTTTATAGTACGATTTCACTACCTCTTCCCAGTCTCTTGTAGCCTTAGGAGTGTAAGCCCATTGCTTACCATTCTTGCTGGTAACTCTAGGTCTACCTTTACTCTTAGGTCTATGCGGGATTGAGAACTTGTATGGTTTAATCAAGGGCTTTCTTTCTAGCAGCGCTGTCTACTAAATCTCGTATGCGTTGCTCTCTGTCATCTCTGTCAGTAAACTTTTCTAGTTTGTCGTCTAGTCGTCTCACCCAATCCACTGTAGCGTCTATTGAGTATTCTTGCCATAGCAGGCTACAAGCAAAGCTAAACAAGGTGGCTGACCTGTCTTCTTTTAGAGTAGGGTTATCCCATATGCGTTGAGCTGAACCATAAAATTGACCTTCTGTCTTGGTCCCTGCTGAAACTTGTTTGAGTTTCGCAGGTTCAGTGGCTCTGTGTAGTTGCATAAGTTTGCGGTACACACCTGGTGGAGTTCGTTTTACTATAGCTTCTTTCGTGAACTCTTCTAGTGTGTAGCCCTCTACGACTTGCCTATCCTTGTCTCTGATCTTGGGATACGGTAAGCGTAGGCAGTTGCCTATCTTGCCTTCCTCTAGTTTGACTTGCTTTGGGTAGACTTCTCGAATGGGTACGTCTACTGTTCTGCACGCCCCTATCATTCCTTTGCGTGCAACTTGAGCTGATAAGGCTTCTTTGAGGTATACCCATACATGGTAGCCTTTACTGCGTGAAGGTTCTTTCCATGCTTTTATACTCATCTGATCTAACAAGGTGATCAGATTGTCTGCATGTACGCTTGATAGTTCGCCTTCGTCTAAGTCTACGGCTACCCAACTTACCATCCAAACGTTGTTCCGTTCCCATAGAGGGTACACGCCCAAAGGAACATCGCCTCCAAGATGTTCCGCTATGGCTTCTTGGTAAATTTCGTCTGTGATGTCTTTGGTGTGTGGTCGTACCCTGTCTTTCACTAAGGCTATTGCACCGCCTTCGTGGAGGCTTGCAAAGTCTTCTAGTACGTCTTTTATTCCAGCCATCGCTCATCCTCTGGTATGTCTGACTCATAGTATTCACGAACGAATCCGCAAGCAGGGTCCATGTAGTAGTCAACAGGTGGAGATGTTATCTGACAGGGTGGGCGCTTGTTCTTGCATAGGTCTAGCGATACGCTGACGCTATGTATGCGCCGTTCCTCGTCTGATAGCTTAGGGTCTTCACGCTTTCGGAATACGTTTAGTTGTTGTATTGCGTATTCGTCTGCGTTGAACTTGCCTGAGTTCATACCATTTGAGGTTCCTCGTTGTGACGATTTCCCTGATTGATGTACAAGTCCTACAGGTAGGTTCTGATGTTCTGCCCATTCTTTCAAGCCTTTAAGAACGTTTGATACGCCTTCATAACCTGATGCTTTGGGTAGTTGCTCTAGGAAATCCACCATTACAAAACCTGGTTTGCTTTGCCAGTAGTCTTCACATTCGCTCATTGCTTCGCTCATGTCTTCAAACGTCATAGCGCTAGGGAATATCTTGACACGATCTAGAAAGCCATCTCTAGCTTCGTTTATCTCTGATACCACATCTCGATCTTCTATGCGTAGAGCTTCCTCTACTTCAGCTAAGTTACGTTTGAACAGCAAAGCATAGAGCTTAGAGACTACAAGAATCTCAGGTTCATCAGGTGTGTAGATGACTCCGTAAAAGTCAGGATTCTCTTGCAAGTTTCTGGCGATACTTGATAGAAGAACAGCGCTCTTGCCTGAGTGCGCTCTGCCTGTAACGACTAAAACATCTGAGGGCCAGATGCCTCGCATCTTGGAGTCTATGTCTTGCAATCCGAGGTAGAAGCAGTCATGGCTTCCCTTAGCGTATTGCACCCACTTATCTACAGCTTCTGATGTTGGCTTAAAAAATTTGTATTTGTCTCCCTCTTGGGAGAGGTCAAGACCATTTATCCTGGCCTTGACCTCTTCCTCAGTGAGGGTTGTTGCACCCTCCGACATTACTTAGCCTGATAAGCGAATTGTTGTAGCTCTGCCCTGCGAGTTACCCAATCCCATTCAATGGCATCAGCTTCTGTCTGTCCCCCGACTTGATCCCAGACCTTTAATGGCACGTTACTATCACCATCGTTGATCCATACACCATAGTCTCGCTCTACCGCAATGCCACAGTGCTTGAGTGCATCTGCTGTGATAGAGAAGTTAGGATAGTTAGTTCCACGATTCGTGGTGTCTGTTGAACCATCAGCGTGTTCCTTGACTGTGTACACTCGCTGTTCGCCTGTGTCACCCATCCATGTAGCTGGTTGGAATGCAAGTATATTGAACGCTGCTTGCTTCTTGTCTGAATCCTTTCCTACACAGGTAAGTGTTCGCTTGTATGTCCTGCCTGTGATTTTACCACCTGAAGGTGCTGGTCTAGCTGGTGGTGCTGCTATGGATTTAGCCGTTGGACCACTTTGGCTACTATTGGTGGGTGCTTGCGTAGGGGCGCTTGACGCACTACTTGTAGCTTGGGGAACAGCACTTTTGAGTCGGCGCATCACTACGCCTGTGTCACTCATGTCAAACTCTTGACCTGCTTGTTTCAACACTTCTGATTTAGCCATCTCAAATAAGAGCTGTGATTGCTCCATTATTTCGGCTTCTCCTGTGTCGTCAACAGTGCGCTCAATCGTTAGTGAGTAGTCACTTGTCTCGTAAGGCTGTTCAGATATTTTCTGCGTAAACATTACACTTATCTTTGCCTGTCCCATTATTACTCTCTTTCTCCTTGTTTACCAAGGCTCTATTTCGAGGTGTTCACCTCTGCATTTACCTGCCTGCCATACTGGACACCACTTGGGTGAGCAATGCCACCCTTCCCATCGCATCGGCCAGGTACTGGCTTCATCAATGGTCAGTAGTGTCGGTACTATGGACCAGCAAAGTTCTATGAACGCTTGCTTCTCAGCTTCGCTTCTATGTATTTCTATCACCTGTAGTTTGCCTTTTGCAAACACGGCTAAATTAAATTGTTCTTTTTCTAATGCCCAAGTATAGGCGTGAGATTGGATATCCCAACGTTTCTTCTCCCATGCTTGATAATGGCGTGATGGATTCTTCCAATCCCATAGGACACCGCTCTTGTCTGTCCAGTCAGCGGTCCCTGTTAATGTGAGTTGTATTCCGTGACGCACTCCCATTGATTTACTAAACGTTTGCTCTACTGCTACTGGATCAAGTGAGGGCCAGAGATCGTTGTACCATGTAGTTACATTAGCTCGGCAAGTATCAACAACGGAATCGTATTCTTGCCTCCACACTTCAACGTCATTAGCGTTATCAGCAATGTATGTGTCAGTGACATCTATGATTTCGTCATAGTCTACATCGTGTTGTCCGCCAAGTGATAACAGTCCTGCGTGTTCTATAGCAGCATGGACAGCGTTTCCACGGAGTAGGTCGCTACTTTCCTTTTGCTGGACCAAACTAAGACGCTCTTGACGTGCCTGTTCGGGGCATCGAAGGAAAGTGTTTATAAAACTTTGCCTTATTTTTATTTCTTTCATTTGCTTCTCCTTTATGTACAGTTGGAACTGAGCCGAGAGAGAGGGAGAAGCGCACTTAGCCCAGCCCCAACTGTAACGTTACTGTTTAGGTATTTAAGAATCTTTAAGGGATTCTTAAATACCATTATACAGTTATACTGTATAGAGTCTACAGGGTCAAGCACCTCTTCCTCTTTTCCCTTTGTTCTACAGTATGACTGTAGTGCATGGGTAGGACAATTCCTCTACGTCTACGTTCAGCGTTTAACTGAGTACGATTGTAGCCTCCCCATACCCCGTAGTACACACGGTTGGTTACTGCGTACTCTCTACACTCTTCTAAGACTGGACAGGTTTGACATATCATTTGTGCCTGTCTAACTTTGACTCTACTTTTTTCTGCAAAAAAAAGTTTTGTTGTCCTTTGCACGCAGCGTGTTCTGTGTTAAACATTTGTTCCTCCCCATTGATCTGCCATTGCATCAGCCCAACCTTGAAAGAATTTAGCTCGGCGTTTCTGCCGATCTAAACCACCTTGGTTGTACCAGCTACCTTTAGCGCCGTGACAATTCTCTTCCTTTCAACAATGTTTGTTGGTTGTAATAGCGGTAGGTTCCTCAACCATAACCTAGTTCTCTTAGATAAAGGATGCCCATATTCATAAGGCTGTATCTCTTGAGTGTGCATAGGCATTTCGAACACCTTACTACTTATAGGATTCTCAACACAAACTTTAGGTATATGCGTTACCTCCCATAGTTTCATAAAGAAATCCTTTGCTTCCATACCTTTCTCATATCGTTCAACATTTAGTACTCCCTTTTGGGGATACAAATGTTTAGCTCCAGCATTAGATAAATAAGTGCATGGTGGGTGTGCAATCATCATGTCCCAGTCATCATACAAGATGTCAAAGATGTCGCCTTCGTAATGTGGTCCATCTATTTCTGTTGGGATAATGTCGCATGAAATAGCGTCATGCCCTCTTTTTCGGAAAGCTTCACGAACAGTTCCTGAATACTCACACGCTACTAATACTTTCATTACTGTATGTCCTTCGCTGTGTACTGTCTGAGGCGTTCTTCCTCAGCTTCCCTACATAGCATGTGTATACGTTGGCGAGACAGCCCTAAGTACTTAGCTGTGTGTGCATTACCGCCATAGCCATGCAGGTTCACAACGTCATAGATAGTCTGTCTCTTGTGGTATGAGATTACTTTCAGCCATCGCTCTAGTCTGTTCTGCCATCTATGCAGTCTCTTGAGTCTGACCAAGAGTTTGTTCATGTCCATGCCTATGTCTTGTTTATCTGTCTCTAAAGCCAGGAGAAAGTCGCTGTGCTTCATCGCATCTATGACAGTTAGTAAACGCATCATGGCTTCTCTGCCTGCCACTCGATCATGTTCCCATTGTTCCATATTCACCTCCTCTTCTTGATATGGTCCTGTTGATAGGTATGTTAGATTGTGCATTTAATCCTCCTCTGTGTAATACAAATCTGACTGGTTTCTATTCATGTGTCGCCGTAACTCAACGACATTATCCTCAATGGTTTCAATTTCAGGTTCTAGTCCTTCAATGATTTCATCAAGAGCTTGTTGTAACTCAATAACAACTTTGAATAAATCTATTAAGTTGTCTGTGAGTTTGTAGATTTTTCTTTTATCCATAGTTTTCTCCTAGTTGTAGTAGGGGCGGACAGACCTTACAGATGCCATGTTATGTCTAATGTTTCTGTTTGACGCTAGGCGCAGGTTGCCCTTCTTCGGGAAAGGAGTACCGACTAGCCCCACCTACATGATTTTATTATTCTTCCTCTAATTTATTCCAACAGTCATCACATATCGGATGATACATGCCACCGTTACGTCTACGATGATCCTGTATCAGTATCTCTCTGAATGGTGCTGGATCGTTAGGGAACACATCCATGACACTCTTGTTGCCGTTGATGTATTCGTTGTATTTAACAGCATTGACTAGTGTGCCAAAGCTCCTGTCACACCTCTTGCAGTAATGCTGTACGAATGTCTCTCTAATCGCTAATTTCATGCTTGCCCTCCTTTCTTAGTTCTGAGAAGTCCACTTTCGGGTCTTCAACTGTCTCATGCAACTGCAAAGTACCGATGTAACGCATGACTCGTTTGGCTCGCCGTTCGGCTGCCTCGAATCTACAATCTTCAAGCTCTATTACAAGTTGCTCTAAGTTCTCATACACAATGTGATGTAACCACATCACTGTCTGCTCTTTCAATACCATTGCTTCTCCTATATCTCTAGTAGTCGTTGAAGTAACACGCCAAGGGCTACTGCTCCTTGGAGTGGTACGACAGCGTTACCTAATGTCTTGAGTTCTGCTGTCATTGACAAGCCTAGGTCCGTCACCCACCCCTTGTCAAATCCCATGATCCACTCTACGAATGCAGGCTCTACACCTCTGTCACAGACAGGGTGTGGTGGCATCACTCCCGTGATGGCTTCCCATCTTCGTATAGCAGGTTCATAAGGACCGAAGCTACTGAAGGTTGCCGTGTCTCCTTCCGATTCTTCCAGTCTATTCCTGGCCCGAACACCTTGCAGTCCCCAGCCTGCGGTGTCGGCAATAGAGGCATCCTTGCTATTGCGTTCTCTAAGTTCTGTGGCTTGTCTAATGGTCTCAACCACGGCTTCATGTTGCGACCATCTGCCATTGCTGCCCTTGGAGTTGGTAGCAATGCAGAACCATCTATCACGTCTGTGTGGAGTTCCGACTCTAGACGCTCGTAGAGTATCCCATTCCCATCTGCCGAAACCGTTGTATGCCATTTCTGCACAGACTCTTGCAAGAGCTTCCCCGTTGTTAGCGGTAAGCAATCCTCTGACGTTTTCAAGGATGAGGAACCTCGCTTGCGCTTCACTCGCAACTCGGCAAACATCCTCAATGAGCCATCGTTTATCATCTATACCTTTCCTTTCCCCAGCGTATGAAACTGGTTGACAGGGGAACCCTGCCATTACTATGTCCACTTTAGGTGGTTTACTTATCTCTGTTAAGTCACCCAAGTTAGGAACACCGAAGCGATGCTCTAATACTTGTGATGCACTTGGGTCTGTTTCACTTACCCACAAGAGTTCAGTGGTCAAGACTTGGCGAAGCGCCAATTCGAGACCACCAATGCCTGTGCATAGTGAACCTACTGTCAGCATATTACTCTCCTTCTATTCTGGAACAGTCACATATCTCTGCGGGTTCTTCATCCCACTCTATGCAATCAAGCCAACCTGTGACACCCTCCTCATCTTGCTTGTAAGGATCACTTAGTTGTCTAGCCTTATCCCACAACTCATCACAAGTTGCAAGATTGTAACCGTAATTGTCGGGCATCTCCACCTCTACAAATTCTACAAATCTGTAGGTGTGCATCAGCTCTACTTGGTATCTTGCCATACCTCACCTCCTTTCATGTTTAGAGATCATAACTTTAGGCGAATTAGGATTAATCGGTGAGTAACCTTTTTCGTGTAATGCGTCTAAAGTTCGGTTTAATTGCTTTTTATCTATGTCAGAGATACACCAACTAGTGCCTTCTAACCATATTGTGTATTTCATTGTTCACCTCCTTAAAGGTATAAAGGTAGATCATTGATTATGCCAACCAACAGAGCATGTCGCTCCTTATGGGGCAGCTCAGAGTACGGTAACTTACACAACTGATCGGCAAGTTCGCCTGCTAGTATTGAGCAGAGCCTTTCAGTGTCCTTGTCTCTGTCATACTCAGGAATCCTGCGATACTCTTCTGCTATTTGTTCAGCAGTCATATCTTTCGCATTCATACTAAGCCTCCTTCCTTAAGTGAGTCTAGGTCTAGCTCAAACTCTGCCAGCCCTAGATATTGCACATTGTCTATGTAGCCTATTAGCCACCCCATGACTTCTGAGTATTGCTCATGTCCATACCCAGTCTTGGGTGTAGCATTCCACATTTCTTGTAGTTGCTCTAATGCACGATGAGCATGGCGTAAAGCCATACACCCATAGTCATTGTCATATTCATATTTATCTTCGTCAGTCATACTGACTCCTTTCATTTAATAATTAAGCTCACACCAATGAATCATCTCATCGGCTAGCTCCGTTACTGACAATCCCTGCTTTGACAAATCTATTGTCTCACGCAAGAACTCCTCATCTTCAAACAGCATGGAAGCAGGGATATTAGTTTCCCCTACTACCAAACTGATAAATACGCTTGCACTTTTCATTACTCACCTCCTATCATTTCATAATGGAATCTCTCAGCCAAGCACATCAAATCCTCAATAGTTTGCTTATCGCTAAAGCTCTCTGTTCCTACGAGGTGTAACCAACCATTGGTGTCACTCCACTTGAACACAGAACCCCACCGCATATTCCGCTTTACCGTAGCTTTATATAAGTCGGTACTATCTTGGAATCTGAAGATGGATTCAATAGCTCTACCATGTGCTTCCTCCTCAAATAGTATTATCCTTTTTGTTTTCCGCATAACTCACCTCCTTATTGGAAATTGTCGGGATCATACACACACACATAATCATGGATCTCAAGATACCGAACCATCGCCTCAACAGCCATAAACCTGTCAGTACGACACGGAACCCCTGTCTCATTGATGTCACATTCAAGCGACACCTTGATGACATCACCAATTAAGGCAAGCTCGTCAAGCTCTATATCTGTTAATACATTACTCATACTTCTCCTCTCAATGATGCTCTATCTGAACATCGGCAGAGAGTGTCCACTGTGGTGGACACTCCAAACCGTTAGTCAGACTTAGACCAACTAGCGATAGCTCTCGCTATCGCACTAGCTTGAGAGCCTCTACCACCCATAGATGGGTAGTCTACATCTAGCTCTTTAGCAAGCCATTGCAAGAATCGAAGGTTATACACTCCCCTCGTACTCTCCATAGGCACACCCTCATTGTCATAGATTGTAGACTTACCACTTGAGTAGTCAGACTTGTACTCTATTTCCAGGTGCGTAACGTCAAAGTGATCCTCATAAAACGCTGGTGCATAGATTGTATGCCCATCGCCACGAATCACATCAGCGTCTAGTGCTTCTCGCACTTGTGCTTTAGTGATGCTCATAGCATTCACCTCCTCTCTATATGTTTACAGCTTCTATAAATGGTCTTGTGATTCTGTCTTGACAGCCCCACTCTTCCCAACCTTTACATGCTTCCCATACTCTCGTAGCGTAATACCACGCCACTACCCTACGATCCGCAATAGGAAATATCTTATGCCAATCGCTCTTATTGTGCGGATACAAGTAATGCTTACAAGTCATATTCACTAAGTGCATAAAGGCTTTATGGGCTAACGGTAATTCAAACACACCCTTATCGTAGAGCTTTTCTAACTTCATGATAATGGCTTCCTTCTGCCGAAACAGAGGCTCCGTATTATCAACGTGATATGTTACTTCTCGTTGATCCCATGACAAATCCTCCCATGTGCAAGGTGGGATAACTTTAGGTTTATCCATGATTCACCTCCTCTCTCAATACTCTTAAACTAGCACAGTACTCAAACGATGTCAAGTATCCCTATACATCGGCTTTATGCTCTGCCTCAAACTCCTCTTCACATACATAACAACAGTAACCCGTGTAATACACACCATCACAGTTCACATCTAATTCACTAACGGGATAGCGATTCACAAACCTCCCACTACCAAAAGCCGTGGACTCCTCACAATGCACACACAAGTCACCTAAGTCTACATATTGGGCTACTCCATAGCCCCAATCTTCATCTTCCATTACAACTTCACCTCCTCTCTACTAAGTCATGCAACATCACAGGTCTATCATGATGGATATAAAACTCACTTCCGTTCAGCCCATACCCACGCTCTAGATCACCATGCAACCCAATAACGTGATCATTAAAATGGCTTATAATATAGAACTCATCAGAGTCCTCATACTTCTTCACCTCATAATTCGGGTTACCATCAAACACACGATACCCATTAGATACGGCTTGCTTAATTAGCCGTATCCATTCACTATTTGTGCGATCCATACACACTCACCTCCTCTCTCGAATCTAAGATTCCTGGCCTGACCACTCAAGTGGTCAGACTAAGACCATAGAACAGGGATCGTTCCCAATTCCTCATCACTTGTCGCCATAGCTCCACCATCATTACCCTCATCATCACGCATAGGTAATATCCATGTGCCATCATCCAAGTGCATTGCTAAAGGTCTACTACTCCAACCCATACTCTCACACTCTTCTACTGACACATACTCAACGGCTCTAATCATTCTGCCTACTAAAAGGCTTTTAGCTTTGTTAGTCCATTCTTGCTCAGTCATACTCTCACCTCCCTCCATTTCAAATCGTGGATTTGACTTATATAAAATCAGTTAGTCTACGACCATTAGGGTCATACACATCCCAGCAGTATTGATACCCGCTGTATTGGATAGGCAGATGCCTGCCAATAGAACGTTCCCAATCTCTCAAGAACTGCAACGCAGTAGACGCAGAAACGAAACGCCTATTAACTGCGTTCTCTCCCATACCTCCACCTTGCAAATCTCTAACAATTAACGTGTACATACACACTCACCTCCCTTCATGTAGATTCGAACCCTACATTCTAGATGTCTTCATCCGAATGTAGACCAAAGTAACGCATAACCTCCACGATCCCATATCGCCACACACACCACACAAGAGCTGGCATGCCTACGATACAGGCGGTAAAGAATACATCAATTAAAAATCTCGTAACCATCATTCACCTCCTCTTAAATGTATATATAACTTCTCGCAACTTCTCATTCTCACGCCTAAGCATCTCATTCTCCCGACTTAAAGACTTCATAGCCTCAAGCGGAGAGAACTGACCATTCACATACGCATTCTCAAAAGTTTCCGTATTCATTCACATACCTCCTTTATTATTAGGTTTTCACACACATACAGCCGACTCGAATCCTAGATTCCAGGACCAAAACGGCTCATGCACACACTCTCACTCTGACCACTCAAGTGGTCAAAAGCAAAAGAATAAACACGCAAAAGAGGGAGATGATTTCTCATCTCCCTCAATTGCTTATCTATTCAATTTTTACTTAGTTGTTGCAAAAGCCTCTAGAAATTGCTCTGCATTTATTGAAGCCTCATTAATAAAGCCCCTAAATGCTACCGCTAGCTTGCTATTGCTATCCGCTTTAATAATGGTAGGAACCTCACCTTTAGCCAAGTCTTCAAATACTTCTGTAAGTCTTGCCTCTAGATGCTTTTCGCCTGTATTGCTTAGGACCTCTTTAGTTTCGCCTATGTCTTCTTTAGGCTCTTCTTTAGGCTCTTCTTTAGGCTCTTTAGGCTCTTTAGATGGATTAATTTCTAGTAACTTATCTTCTATAGCTTGCTTGCGTTTATCGTCATCTTTCAAGCCGTTCATTTTATTAACAAAAGCCGTAAATTTGGCTTTAGTCTGAACTTGTTTACCTTGCCTATCAACTTTGCAAAGTTGATTTGCAACTGTGACCGTCAAACCCGCCTTTTCTTTGGAGAATGTTTTCTCCACGTCTTTAGCGGTTAAATTCCACGCATTAAAAGCATTCGCAATTGCTAAATATTTCGTTAGCTGTGATCGCTTTAGATAAACACTCTCTTGGTTATCCATCGCTACTTTTGCCATGTAGGAACTAAATTTCCTTACGGTAATTTTTCCCCATTTTGGATCTTGTAGCTTTTCCATTATTGAAACAATGAGCGTAATTAGAGCGCTATTAATTCCCTTGCCATAATCTATGGCTAGTTTCTTAATAGCTACTAAATCCGCCACCTGTTCAGTGGTTAAATCAGTAGACATTCTGTCTCCTTTAGTCATTGAATAGGCGCTATCAAATTCGCCTAATCCGTAACGCCTATTCAGTTTTCAAATAACGCCTACCCGTGAGAACTAGACCTGCTAGACCCCGCCTCAATCGGTAGTGATACCATTAGAGACACAGATTAGAAAC